TGACCGAGTTGAAGCTAAATAGCCTGCGTTTAACCCGCGTGATATCGGGTTGCCAGTGTCAATTAAGTTTGACGTTGGTTGCCGGTAAAACCTGTTTGGCAGAATCAGTGCCATTACGCAACCGTGCTAGATATTTCGCTCACGTTAACAGTGCCTACATTTAATGCCGCGCCGTTGTCGTTTTTAACCACCACATAGAATTTTTTTGGTATGTACCCTAGAGCTTGCAGAACGCTAAACGTGCCAGTCTCAGTTGTGCTCGCTGTAGTAAGCGGAACAGAACCTAGAAACAACAAATTAGGTTCGCGTGTTGCAGTGCTGCCAGAAGTTGGACCAGATCGATAGTTTGTTCCGTCTAACGACTCCTGCAGAAACAACACAACTTGCTTGTTGCCAGAAGATGTGCCTGTTGCAAAATTGCCCTCGACCACCACATCGACAGGCTGATTGGTCGAACAATCAAACGCTGTTGTATTGCGGACATAAGTCAACGTTGCAAGCGTGGACAAATCGGTGCTGTTGTATGCTAGTGACGCTGGAGCGCCTACGACTTGTTTAATTGTTGCCATATTTAAATCTCCATCGCTGCAATAACATCACGCACATCCACGCGAAATAAGCCAATCTCTTCCGCTCTACTCGCTGGTTGTGTCGCAAGTGCAAGCAGCGAATCTTTTTGGCCTTGAGTTATTACACTTGTTGATACCCACGCGGTCAGCATGTCGCGCATCGCCTGCAGCTCCAGATGTATTTCTTGACCCGATGCGAACGCCTCACGCACCACTAAACACGATGCACGTGCAGGATGAGTAACGTTGTTACTAGCGTCCACAATCGTCGAGTAAGCGCCGCCAGCAGCCCACATCATCGCTGTTGATGATTTGATTGCCTTGACCATCGTGCCTGTATAGCCGTTTAGCAAGTCAACTACACTGCCAGGGGCATCAGGTAGATGAGATGCGTAACCCAAACCCTCGGGATCGTTGTCGATTTCAGCTCTGAGAATAGTTAGGTTCATGATGTGTTTACGCTAGGGTTAAAACACCGTTTGTGCCGTCGAAATCAATCAAGAATGTCTCGGTGTCTGATAGCGTGATTGATGAGCCATAGTCGAGCCAGCCAATTAGCTCATCGTTTGTTGCTGTGTCGTTGTAAAGGACAACATACCTGAATGGTCCAACTGTTCCACCCGACGCAGTCAACGTCAAATCAGCGCATGTCAGCTTGTAAGTACCTGCAGTCTGCGCAGATGCTGATGTTGTCACGAGCCTTGACGAACAGTTTGTGTAAGTAATTTCTGTGATGTTGACTAGAACTGTATTTGATGCTGTTGGCGCTGCATTTGTGAGCGCAATTCTTAGCTGATCAGATCCGAGATTGTGGATTTTTTCAGCCACCGCCTCGACAAACGAATTAAACTTATTGAACGTTGCCATGATTTCCCTTTACTTTTCGTGGCTTTGCAGCGTCTTTGATTTCTTCTATCTCCACAGCCTTACTTGGCTCAGGCAGATAAACCGCAACACCCTCGCGCACGTAATGCTCTGCAAGCGCTTGATCGCATCTGATAATGTCGCCGGTTACAAACGAGCCATATACCGAATTTGATCCAGTGCGCCGAAACTTGATTTGTACTTGCATGCTTAGCTCCTTTATTAAAAACGCCCCTCGATAATGAGGGGCGCTTTAACTCTACGCGGGGGTCAAATCACCGCCGCGCACTGCCGCTGGCTTCTCAGTTGCAAGAGCTAAGCGACGTTCTGCGCGCAATGTGATCAAGTTCTTTGTAAAGTTGTCAGAGTCAGAATCGGACATTTCGACAACCACGCCTTCACGATTGTGGATCATGTAAGCCTGCTTGAATGCGCCGACTTGGAATGTGTCCGCAGCCATGCCGATTGCCTGAATCACTGGCAGACCAAACAAGAATGCTTGTCCTGCGCTGTTGACGTTGTAGAGTGTCTGGCCTGCTGCTGTTGTGAACAATTCTATTTCGATTGTTGCCCAGTCTGCAGGATTCAACACGATAGCGTCTGCAGGATAGCCAGCAACATACAGAGCCGCCATAACTTTACGGATTAAGACCAACTTTTTTAGCGTAGAGCCTAGCGCAGCGTCTGCAATTCCGTGTGCAGTGTAATTGCCTGTATCGTATGTCCCGCTGATATTCGGCGCTGTACCATCACCAACTACCAATTGCGTATCCACTTTCTGATTGACGCCGTAGGCCATGCGCGTATTGACGTATGCGGCCAATGCAGTATTGTCGGATGCTAACTGCTTAGAGATTTTGATCCAGTGCGCAACGGTTGAAACTGGCATATTCACGAGTGACCATGTCAGTGCTGACTCTGCTTTTGCCGCGCCTTCAGCCGCTTCCGCTGCTGAGTTGGTAAAGGATGCCTCTTTTGTAAATTCAATCGCGTTTGAAGTGGTTGTTGTAGATGGAATCAATGCTTCCATAGCGAACGGCAAAAATGCGCCTGCTACGATGCCAGGTGCGCGGGATGGTGCGACGTTGGTATCTGAGCCGGTCAGTGTGTTTTTGACTTCAACCCGCAATTTATTCAAATGGCCGCCTGCAAAATCACCGTAACGCGCATTTTTAACAAATTGCTCACCCCATGATTCGCCAGCCTTGGCTTCTGGTTGTGCGCTTGTTTTTTGCTCGAGTTGGACAAGGCGATCAGCCAAAACGCGCTGCTCTACGCCGATTGCGTCGATTGCGGTCTTAGTATCGGCTGATACTTTGCCGATTGTTTGCATTTCGCCGGATGCTTTTGTATCCATTGCGGCTAATTTTGCCTCGACTGATTCGAGTGCTTTGAGAATAGCTTCTGACATGTGATTTCCTTTTGTTTAGACGTAAAAAAAGCCACTCGGAAGTGGCTTGCTTGATGGTGATGCAGGTTTATTGGCTGATTCTCTGGATGCGCTCAAGAATCATTGTCATCGTTTTCGCTTCGGCATCGTCGTAGGCATCCCGCCCGGTGAAGATAGCCTTTGCGCGGGAAATGACCGCCATAGCTTCCCACTTGCCCAACCCTGCATCCCGCAGCAGTCGTTCAATATCGCGCTCTGTTTTGCACTCTGGCAAAAGAGCTTCAAAATCCATACTTTTAACGCTGGTCAAGTCGATTCGCGCAGCTCCATCAGCAGGGAATACCACTGGCGAGACTTCAGCGAGTTGTGACCATTTGCGGATAATTCGGCCTTTTTCTGTCTCTTCGTAGTCGCCAGCCTTCAAAAATCCACCGATTGATAGACCGTCGAGCGTTCCATGCTTCATTGCGGCTCTGACGTCGGCAGATAAACTTAGCCCCTGCGTTAATTCACCCTCCACAAACAGGCCGTGATCGTCTTCAATCGCCTTTGTCCATTTACCGATGGGCATATCCCAAACGTGGTTGAAGAACATTTTCGGTTTTCCGTTTTGCCGCAATGTTGACGCGAAAGCGCCTTTAATAATTGTGTCGCCGTATGAATCTACGCCGCCGAACACCGACGCATAGCCGGAAAATTTTCCCGTTTCGCCTTCCATCTTGAGCGAAACGTCGTCAAATTTGAGCGTTTTTGTAATGAGCATTTTTCCCTCACTGCGCAATCGGCGCGCTGTTGTTGCTGTTGGTTGTTGTTGTGCCGAGCATGTCCAGTGGCATTAAGTTTGCCTGCGCCGTTAGCGCATCAGCGCCAGCCATCGGAGGCAAGTTCTCAAGCTGTCGGCATTCGTTGCGGGTCATAATTCCGTTTTGCGTGCTCTTCGCGTATAGTTCCGCACGTTGTGCCGGTGAGCCGCGCAATAAGGCATCAAGCGCAAATTCTGCGCTACCATTTGCCCTTTGCTTCGGTGTCATTACGCGTTTGCGTGTGGCTTGCTCGATGTTGACTAGCATCGGGCGTATCACTAATTTGTAGAAACCATCAAGAATTTGCTCGATACCGCTGCCCCATGTCGTGACGTTTGAGTGATGCACGAGCACCGGCGGCACGCCAAACCAGCGACACACCTCTTCTACGCCGAATTGTCTTGCAGCAAGCAACTGCTGGTCTTCTGGACTCATGCTGATTTGCTCGTATTTCATGTTTGCTTCTAGGACGTAGAGGCGCGATGCATTACCTTCTGCCATGCCTGCAAAATTGCGTGTTACTGCGTCGCGTTGATCTTTATTGAGCACCTTATCCAGCATAAGCACGCCTGTTGGCTTGCCGTTTGTGCCGAATACTTTACTTGCTGACGCTTGCGCTTTTGTTGCCTCGTCAGTCGTGGCGCGCATAAAGTCGAGCTTTGATAGTCCAGTGGTGCCGTTGCCCATATTCTTCAAATGCAACACGTTTTCTTCAGCAAATATGGCGACATCATTACCAACTAAGTACCTGTAAACCATCGAGCCGTCTTCTAAAACTACAGCTTCGACTTGATCGGCTGGCATAGGCCACATGGCAATGGCTTCGCCTGCGTTGTCCCTGTCGATGCGTGCGTAAGCATTCCCTCGTAGATCATGATTGAGGATCATTGCGCGCCAGAATTCATAGGGCGTCATGCGCGAGTTTGGCGATTCGTGCAGCAGTGTGTACAACCGCGATTGACGCGCCAGCACTTTTTCGCCGTTTACTTGTGTGTATGCGAAAAACGGCAAACTTGCAATGGTTGATGCGCGTAAGTCGATGCATGCCCATACGGTTGAAATTTGCAATGCGCCATCAGTGCCAACATTTGCCGTTTCGCTGATTAATGCTGCCGATGGTACATTTACCTGTGTACCGACGGATTCCCCCATTGCGCCCCCGCGTCCAAACCAGCCGAGTACGTTTTGGAAGAATGCCATTGTTTTTTATATGAAAATAGGGTTGTTGAGAAATTCGCTAATGTCTTGCTGCGAACTTGTTGGATTTAGCGCCATGAGTGAGACAGCATCAAAAGTGGACATTAAAGGATCAATTTTTGCGTTCCCTGACGCTTGTTTGGTGATTGAAATTGCATTCCCTTGTGGGACAATACGAGCGTTTCCTGCACACCAAGCCATCAATCGACTGCCAGAATGAGCGATTTCACAGCCTGCAAGCTTTCGTTCTGTCGTTTTGATTGCGCTGTTCAACTTCCATCCCTGCGAGATGGCGACAATCTGATCTAAATTTATGTCTCTACCGGGTGCGGTAAGCTCATCAACGATCCCGCCGATACCCGCAGCATCAACACCAACAGCGAACTTTTCAGGCAAAAGCCCTGCATCTTTCACACGACAGATAATGTCTGCAACACCCGACACATCATGGCCGGGTGTTTGCACTATCGTTAAATCGCCATCAGCTACAAAATCGAGCAAACGGGGCGCAATGTCTTTTCTGCGTTCAAATACAATCTTGTGCGCCCAAGCGTGCGACCAATGAAGCCACTTTCGAGTTTCAGCATCGCGGCCAATCAATGTAAGGCCTAGCAAGTCATCTAACCCGCCGCCATCGATACCGCACACAACCACATCAGAGCGCCTAAGTAATTCATCAAGTCCACTCTTACCGCTTAATGTACTGTCTGCGCACTGCTCCCAGAAGTCAGCGCCTGCCCAACGATCCGACCGCAGCGATAAGCCGATCTCAACGTTTAGATGCTTTGCTAGGAACTGCTGTAATGCTCCGTCAACCTTGTTAACGTTCTTTTTTAAGTTGTCTTCGAGCCATTCCGCACTTACTGAGCGCCCGATATTCGGATTCGTTATGTAGAAGTTCTCAGGCTTGAGATAAGCTTTTGATTCAATCATTGAAGGCGGAAATTCATAAATAACGCCCAACGACTTTTTATCTACTATCTTCCCGTCTCTTATGTCTCTGTAATACTGTAATTTCTCAGCGAATACGCCAGCAGGTGGCTTGTCGCTTTGCGTTGTCAAGTAAATTACCCAACCTTCGTTACGCGATACTTGGCCGCCAGTGGCTTCCATGAACATGCTTTCGGCGTTTGATCTCTCACCAAACAGCCAATGTTCATCAACAAGAATGCGGCCTGATTTTTTACCGCTCACCGTATCAGTATCTGCAGCCACAACCTTCAATGAAGCACGCGTTACACGATGCGTGATTGTTCGGATGTGGTCTTGAATGTGGAATAAGGCTGATAATTCCTCATCAGCCCTCACCATGCCTGCAGCAGGCTTAAAACTGTTGTCCGCGACTTCTTTTGTTGGCGCAAGGATTAAATGTTCTTCCTCGTCGCGCCAGCACAAAATAACCGCCGTCAACATAATTCCTGCCGCAATCGTTGATTTTGTGTTCTTCTTGCTAATCAACATGAAGAATTCGCGGATTAACTGGTTGCCCGTCTCAGCGTCATATGCGCCGAATATCGCACCAACAAAGTCAAACACCCATTGTTCCGAGCATTCCCCGAAAGTCGGTTTGCCGGGCAAATCAACAACGCGCAATTGCTTGAATATGGCAATAGCGTTATCGGCTTGATCTTGGTATATCGGCTTTGGGATTATCGATTCGCGATTAATTAAACGCGTTTCCCAATCCGGACATGCAGTTGTCCACTCCATCAACTAAGCTTTTTCCCACCAGACGCCACGAGCTTAGGAGGCGCGCCAGTAGCAAACCTACTTGCCACTTTCTTTGCTGCGTCTTCTCTTTGTTCCTTCTTTCCGCCTTCACCTAGTTTCTGGTGAACGTATGGAAGCAAGGAAATCAACGCTTTGAACTGCTGCGGGTTCACTTCCAACATACCAAGCGCTATTTGCTCCAAGGCTGGCCGAGGGTCAAGTGGCTGGCCTTCGACAACTTTAGACGTTTCAGGCGGTACAGGAACCGGCAAAGGCTTCTCTTTAGCGGGACGGCCAGCACCGGGACGAGCACCGCCAGAATTTTTCCTTGCGCCGCCACTCCTTCCCTTTGCTCCTGCCATTTGCTGAATCCTTTTGAATAGGGGGATAAAATCTGCGAATGAGGTACCAGGTGGTGTCCGGCTGCAAGCCTTACAGACTTTCGACCCGCCCTACCCCATCCATTGTGCAAACTTCCCGAGTTATCGCAGCCACGCATCGCCTGACGATCTGGCCGCACCTTCCTGCTTGCTTTTCTTATCGTGACAAGGTTTGCAGAGTAATTGCTTGTTGCTATCGTGGTCACTACCACTCAAATGCAATGGGAAGATATGATCTACTATCGTAGCGCTTGTCGCCTTGCCTTTGCGCTTGCACTCCTGACACAATCCATTGTCTCGCTCTCTTACTCTGTCTCTGTCTGCTACTCCAGCTCTACCGCGCTTACGCTCGACTACTGGCATTGCCTGAGCTTGCCTTGACTCTAGCCGCGTGAGATTTGTTTTTAGCGTCTGGAGTCTTGGCATTTATTTAGCCCACCAATAAAAAAGCCCACTCAATGGCGGGCGAATCTGCATTACGCAGGGTAGATGTATCTTTTCTGCATCTCTGCAAAATAATTCATAAAGTGCTTGCATATGCACTCAATGAGTATATAATGGAACTTATCGGATGCAGCAATTCAGCTGCAGCGAAACAAGGAGAAACAAAAATGACAGCATCAACAACATTAAATGCCGACAAAAAATTAATTTTCAAAGTTGTGGCTTCTTTGTGCGATGGCAGAGATCGCGCTGATACAGCACGAGCAGCGGCTCTTGAGCTTGATGATAAGCACGGCATGAATGTGCAAACCTCGGCGCACTGGAACGATTACTTTTGCGAAGCTTTAGATAAATACGCAGATTAATTCCAACTACCAAAATTCACTGCCGCACATGCGGATTAACTAAGGAGATTCAAAATGACAATCGCAAAAAATTACACAGCATTAGAAAACGCTTTTGCCGCAGCAGAAAAAAACGGATCGACTGAAGTACAAGCTGGGGTTTTTGTGTGCTCTAGTGAGTATATGATCTGCGAACAAAATTCTTGGGCGGATGAAGACCCGTCTAAAAATGTTGATTTTACAATATACAAATTCTGGCTTACGGTTGATAGCGGCGAAGATCCAGAAGGCATATCCGATCTTGCTGACCTCATCAAGATGATGTCATAAAACTTAACAGTTGTCGCACAGACAGCTTAACTAAGGAGATACACATGATTACATTAAACGCGCAACAATTGGCGGACGCGATTCAAAAAGACTGGTTCATCAACGGCGTAATCCCAAGCGACGCAGTAAAAGTTACATCACGCGAAATTCAAACGAAGCTTGTAAATTTCAGGCAGGTAACTCGCGCGCTTGGTATGCCGCAGCTGTTTGACATGGACACTGCTGAAGACGCAGCAGAAATCATCGAGTCAAACATCAACAAAATAATTGACTATGAAAGAAATGCAGATCAAGCAGATCGCGGCTAATCATGACCACATCACCCACCCCCGACCAAATCCGCGCCGCGCGTGGCTCACTCTCCCAAACCGCAGCGGCTGCGCTTATCGGCAAGTCGTTGCGATGTTGGCAAAATTGGGAGCAGCCCACGAC